CATGCATTCAATGTTCCAGCAGTATTGGCAACCGCTCGGCTTTTCGCCATTGATCATCTGCTGTCGCTCCGCTTTCTTCTGTGGAGTGTTATGCAGTTGGCTTGGATTCTCTTCCAATCCTTCCAGCGGAATCTTGTGTGGTGCGGGATGATAGCAACTGTGCGTTTCGCCCGTCTGCAGATATATTGTGGTATGGTGCCATTTGGCCATGCAGAAGGTAGGCGATATCTCGTCCATAATAGGCTCAAAACTCTGTATTCTATCCTTGTCCTGCATCAAACTGTTCCTTTAACCAATCAAAATCATTTATTAACCTAAGAGCATCAGGATTAGCACTGTTAGCCACACCATAAACCCTGCCAGCACGGGCGCCATTGATCGCATAGTCGCCAAAAGGTCTGTCACGCCCATAGTCCGAACACCACTTGCTAAGCCTTTGATCCGTTTCATCATCGTTCTGTCCCCTTATGGTTCTGCTTGCCAATTTGCAACACTCTCTAAATGCGCTCTTCCAGGTGCTGAATGCATCTGTGTTAAACGCTGTTATGTTACTTACTTGTTCCATTGCACGGAAACTGTCAGAAAGGCTCGTGGTCATGTCTGGAGTATTAGTATCCATGTTTAGCGTTGCTTCTCTCGGAAACAGTTTTACTCCACCGTATCCATATTCCAAATCCGTTATTGGATTTCTGCTGCGCCAAACATACACGCTCTTTCTTGCATTGAAATCATAGTAGGGTATCTGCATGTCAAAGTTAAAATCTTCCAACACGTCAGCATCCGCATCAACTATGTAGAACATGTCCGTGGTTGCCTTTCTTGCTGCTTCAATGTGTGCTTGGTGTATGCCCTTGACATCGCGTGTCCATTGTGCATGAGGTGCTTTTTCAAGCAATTTATTAAAATTCTTTTCTGCGTTTTCTTCGTGGTATGAAATAAATGCAACATCGTACGGAACAGGTTGGCTTGCTATCATATCCATTTCTTTTTTATTTGTGAAAAAACGATAGTCCCATTCTCTCTGTAGGATCTTAGCACGCTTGGGGAAAATGCAAATGCCATCATGATATAATCCGTTCTTAAACACATGAATGTATTTTTCGTCCCACTCCGGAATTCTATAATTAAATTCAAAATCTGGATTAATCGTGATATTATCCCAAACTACCCAAAAATGTTTTGTTAAGGATTTGTCTGCTGCCTTTTCAAAAGTATCACAGTTTTCTATTTTTTGTGCATGGGGTACTAATTGCTTGAACTTAGTCCAAGCATTAATGTTGATTTCTCCCTTGCTGACAAAAAATATATCATACATAAATTTGACTGAAGTATGTTTTTCCTAAATTAATAGATTCCTCATATAAATCCATTACATACTTGCTCATCGATGGATCTAAATTAGGATAGTTAAATCCTAGTTCATGTCTTAGTTCACTTCCTAACCACTTAATTTCTTGTTCAAGACCAAAACCGTCTTCGTATTGTTTACATTTTTCATTGTAAAGATCACGCAAACATTCAAAATCTCTAACCTGAACATGATCCCAGTCCGTACAGTTTGTAAGATATGTTCCTAGACGTGCTCCATATACAGCAAACAAACCATTTTCAACATGACTTCCAACTGTGCTCCACATTCTTAGCCTGTGCATATTGTGCCACCAAATACGTTTTTCAATTTCTTGTGAAGGAACTTTTAATCCGCCATCCAGTGTCATTTTTACACCTTCGCGGAATCCAGCACGCCATGCCATAAAGGGTGTTGCATTAATTACCGTGTCACTAAATGTTTTAGGAAAATTTCTATAACCATCTTCCCAACAAAAATCAACCTGAGCTCTTTCACTGTCTGCATTTTCATGCGTCTTCATATTAAGCACATGCTCTCTGTTCCACAGTTTTAATCCGCCATTTCCATAGCGCAGGCCATTAACATTGTTGCGACCGCACCAACTGTATGCACGAATGTCCGGATTGTCCATGTCTATTTCTATGTCAAAGAATTCTGGATATACAATGTTGTCAGCATCAACAGTTAAAACCCAATCAGTTTCTGATTGTTCTGCTGCTGCCTTGTGTGCATGATCTGAACCCTTTACACCGTGTATTCTTTTGGCCCAAGGCACTTTGTTACATAGATCAGCGTAATGCAAATCTGCATTAGGCTCATCGTAACTCAAAAAGAAAACATCAAACTCAACTACTTTTTTCATTTTTCCTCAATCATGTAATTTTTAAATAGTCTTCTAGTGTATACACTAAAATACTTTGGAATGTTTAGTTCGGACTTAATAACCTTATTTCCAACTAATTCGTTAATTTTAATGCTAAAGTTATCAGCAATAACATTAGGATCATTGTAATCAGTTATAGTAAAGTCTAATACCGTATCACCGTCCCAAAACATTTTTCTTTTTGCCACTGGCTGGTGTTCCTCATCTTGCTTATATGTTCCGCCATATTCTTCTGATAATTGTATTATTAGTGTATTACCATCAGCATAGTGTGTCAAGTGAATATCAGGCTTCTTAATGTCTGACCATTCCTTGACAATAATTCTGTGCAACATATCGTCAATCTTGAATAGATCTTTTACTTCTACTATTTCTAGTTTTCCTTCATGCGGATCAACAAAACACTTGCTCATCCTTATATCACCAGATATAATTTTTTCAGCAACATCAGAATCTAATTCTATTACATTGCTATATTGTTTTTCATTAACAGCGTGATTAGGACCTACTGCTAATACCTTTCCTGATTCTGGATCAAAAGCAGCACAATAGACTACCGGCTCTGGTTTGTAGTTCTTGATCCACTCGTCAAAATCCGGAAGTTTTATTTTTTCTTCCATGCTATTTCCTCCAATATGTTTATTGTTTCTAGAGTGATCTTGTCCTTATCTACGTAATGGACAATATCAGTTTGTTCAAAGTTTCCTAGTTTTAATTTACCCTGTCTGTTAAAATAAAAACCAACATGATCATAACAACTGTCTGCAGGATAAGGCCACTTCTGTATCATTCCTTTCATGTGTACTACTCTAGGAAATTCTAAATGATAAGAAATTTCATCTGCTATATCTAGTATCTTAGCCGACAGTGCAAAGGCTTCGTCTGTTCCTACTATCTTAGGTTTATAATTGTTTAGGAATAGATTACTAAACTCCTTAGGATTCTTGATAATTTCTCTTTGCAAGTTAAAAAATTCTTTTGCTAACTGACTATCTTTAACGAAAAATGTGTAAAAGGAATATAAGTTAGGCAACTCGTTTGCTAAAAAAGTTTTTCTGTAATATTCATCTTTTACAACTTCTCCTCGATAGGTATAGGATTTGTTAGCAACATATAATTCACAATTCTTAATAAAATATTCTACCCAGTGGCTGTAATCCCTAAGGAACAGCATGTCAGCATCAAGGCATATCGTTTGGTCCCAAGGACTTAACAAGTCCATGTGAGATCTTCCATCCCAGAAGTCTGCTTCGTTCCATTCGATAATTTCATCAAATACCCATGTTGATGTGAATCCTTCTAGTCTTTTCTTGTCGTTGATTATTAATGCTACTTTATCGTATCCTTCTTTCTGGGTATTCTTTATGCTCAATGCAAGAGCATAAGCAAGCCTTGCATAATTAGTATCGTCTTTTTCTGATACAATCAATAGATATCCAAACGTCATTCTGCTAACTCCATCAACTTTTCGTAATTACGAACTATGCTAAACTTATTCATAACATGCACATCTTTATTATTAACAGAAGCAGCAATAAAATTATCTTTATCTGAAACTAAAAATTGTAATTTATTGTCAGATACATTGTGTAAGATATCCTTATCTGTAGTTGAAAATACATCAGGAAGATTGTATTCATTTACTTTCTGATAACCATTAAGAATGTGTTTGGCAATGCTAAAGGATATGTCATTTCTGTAAACTCTAGGATCAAATCTAAAAACATCAGCAAACATCTTGTATTCGGTTTTAATGTATTCTACTAAATCAAAAAACATTTTGCTATACTCGTTCTTCGTAAACATTACTGTTGTTGCCCAATACATTTCAACTCCAGTATCTGATATGTGTGAATCTAAATAACCTATTCTTTCCTTACCTATAATATCATTATATTTAGGAGACATTAATAAGTCACTATCGACATCCCAATACTCATTTAGATTATTTGATAGCACTAGATAATCCGTATCAATTAATAATGTTCTATCGTACGGTGTAAGATCATAAGCAGAAAATCTATTACCATTACTAAATGGTGCTGGTTTAATATTTTTACCGTCGGAAAAATTTCTCATGTTTCCATCTTCCGGACGCTGAGTAATTATTATCTGTTCAAAGATTTCAGTTGCTTTCTTAAGAATGTCCGATTCTTTCATCCAATCAACTGTTGAAGGATCAGTTATTAGACTTACCGGAACATCTAAATGTTTCTTTGCTAATTTTGCTGTTAGGAGGCTCATCAAGGCATAATCAATCTGCCTATTGTTGTGAGCAAATAGGATTATACCCTTATTCATTTGTTATACTTCCAATAGAGATTCTACTGATCTCGCTTTCTTAATCTTTTGATATTCTTCAAAATATTCATTGGTTGCTGTAAAGTATCTATCAAAAATTTCTTCTCTAAACTCTACCAAATTTTTTATCAAAATTGGATTTTCGTTTGCATCCAATATTACAACATCCTCCGATCTATCCTTGTATATTAACATTTCCACAAAGTTAAGAAGTGTTCTATCAATCTTGAAGACTCCTCCGTTATGACCGTAGGTTAATTTGGCTTCAATTTTTTCTTTAAGGGTTTTTCTCTGAACAGCAAATGTCTTTCTGTAGTTAGAAAAATCCAATGCTTTTTGGAATTCCTCTTGCATAATACCTCCTATAATTATAGTAGCATATTATTTATCGAGGGTTGTAAGGGTGCGAAAAATTAATTAGTGATAGAACTTATTGTAACCGTTGGGGTTTCTATATTAAAGTTACCAGAACCTGTTGGTTCCAAAACGCCCGACGCCTTGACTGTTTGTACTGTCAATGAAACTGTTCCGTCAACAGTATCCGGTCCAAATCCGCCTGGCTGTACTGGCGTTCCAGTTGCCGAATTTCCACCTAGTGGAAAATGGTTATCATTCCAATAAATCTGAAACACTAATTTTTTAGAAGTTCCTGCGCTGTTATTGGTTACGCCATCGTCGGTTCTGCAGGTAATTGACCACTCATTTAATGAATAGGGAGATGAAGCAACAACGTTACTCCATGTTTGTCCTGCATTCGTCAATCTGAAATAGTTTTGTCCATCTGCAGGAGTAGTTCCTGTTCCAGGTGTCGCTCCGCCAAAAATTCTCGCACCGGCAGTACTCAATAGTGTGGTCCATGAAGTATTCTGCGCTGTTGAGGAACCACCCGTTCTTGAACTAGTAAACTGCATGGAACTTCCTGAATTAAAGAAAAATCTTGCCTGTTCGCTATTTGTCCATTCGCAGGTCACTGTGCAGGCTAACTGTGGACTAGTACTAGATCCCCAAGCACCTGTAAAATTTTCTGTACCGTGATTAACCGAAACACGCTGTCCTGCAGGAGCGAGTGTTAACCTTGCTATATCTAACGAATTTGCAACTGAAAGCCAGTAATTAATAGGAGCATTGGCAGCATCATATCGAACCTTCGCTCCGATTGTTTGATCATTTATTCCGGACGGTGTTGAGTTATAGATATGTTTGTGTATGTTAATTATATCATAACGAAGTGCAGCATATTCATTAACTGTTACTGCATCAGAAACTGTTACTTGTGAACTAAAAGTGGTTTGTCCGTATCCGGTATTCGCAGAGCCAACGCCCATAATTCTACCAATAACTGTCTGAATAGCGTTATAATCATCTTTATCTATTTTTGTATTAATACCAGCCATATTTTACCTCAAACGTATTTATCGGTAAAGAATTACGTGACACTAATTGTTGACATGCTGTAAGAAGTTGGCGGATTTACTGTAAAAGGATCACCTGTTGGTTGTAATGTTCCTGTTGCCCTTAGTTCCTGTGCCGTAATTGTTAGTGTTCCATCTACAAGATCTCCTGTATATGGAGGACCTCCTGGTCCTGGATCAACGTAAGAATCTACCAATTCTGCCTGCACATAAACAATAGTTGCGGTTCCTGCAGAATTATCAGCAACATTACATTTTGCTCTCAATCTATAATTATTTGCACTGTATGGAGTACTAGCAGCAACAGAATAATATGTTTGATAAGAATTAGTTAGTGTATAAAAACCGTTTGATGCTATTAAATCTCCAACAAAGTCCTGGTCTCCTGCTGATAATAGTAAGTTAGTCCAAGCATTAGCCTGTGCAGATGTTCCTCCAGTAAGAGAACTTGATATTCTAATTGCTCCACCTGAATTAAAAAAGTATCTTGCTTCCGCAGCCGAACCAAATGTAATTGTAAGTTCAGAAGAAGCAGTTGTATTCCAAGTTGCTGTTGTTGATTTTGAATCAATCGCTGATATTGTATATTGACCTGTTGCTACGTCGAATCTATTATTTCTTAAGACGTCAGCGTAATAATCATAATTTTGATATGCGCCACTAGCATCGTCATTGATAGTGTCGGCTGTGCTTACTATAATTGTGCTAGGAGTGTTACCTGTTTGATGAATATATGCATTTACGATATCGTATCGAACTGCGTCCCAGTTTGTTTTTTCAATCAACTGCCCAGATGTAACTGCTGAACTGTAAACTGTTTGTCCGTAACCAAAGGTATTAGCACCCGGTCCTAGGACATCAGAAATTTTAGTTCTAATCGTGTTGAGGTC